CCATTGGACACCGGTGATTGCTTTATATTGATAAAAAGCAATCACCGGTGTCCAATGGGCAGTTAGAATACATGTGTTTAAACTTTGGTTTAGAGCAAGTTAAACTCAGACATCCAAGACTGTACATCTACGAAGACGAACGCATTGTACCAGACAAGATTGTAGTGCATACATCGGGCAGTGACCGTACACGTGACGGTGAACCCGCCATACGCCATCAGTCCGGTGAAGACTCTGAACGTTATATGAGCGATGAGGTAATCGCTGCTATATTAGACAACTATCGAGATTATCGCATAGTGCAAGTTGGTGCAGCCACTGATAAACCATTGGGCGGCAATTCAATTGATCAGCGCGGACAATACGACTATTGGGGTACTGCAAAAGAAATTGCATCGTCGGCTAAATTCATTGGTGTTAACTCGGGACCTATGCACATTGCCAATTGCTATCCTAGAGTAGAAAAACGTATTGTTCTAATGGAGTTTGCAGCCAAAACATTAGAAACCTACAGACCCGGGGACGTCAGGAATTGGTTGTTTAGTTGGATTGATCCAACTAATACTTACTTTAACAAATTTGATTACGATCTCGGCTTAACTTATTCTTACAAAAAAATATGAAAAAAATAACTGTAGCCTGTATAGGTACAACAAATCATGAGTTGATGAAATTCTCAATTGATACAACACTGCAAAACTTACCTGATGTTGAAGATGTATTAGTAGCTAGCGATCGGCCAGTATTGGATCACGGACGTTATGTTGAATTACCAAAATCATTTAATTTAGGTGATTATCAACGTTTTCTTATTAAAGAGCTAATAGATCATGTGAAAACAGAATTTGTACTAGTAGTTCAATACGACGGTATGGCTGTTAATAAAAAACTGTGGACAGATGATTTTTACAATTATGATTATATAGGCGCAGCCTGGCCAGACAGATTTGTGTCAGATCCTGACATTAAAGTTGGCAACGGAGGCTTTAGTTTGCGTAGTGCAAAATTGCTTACCGCATCGCAAGACAGCAACATAGATACAAATGGCAATGAAGATGCAATCATTTGCCAACGATATGCAACATATTTGCGAGAACGCCATAACATAAAATTTGCACCAGTGGGACTAGCTGATCAATTTAGTAACGAATGGAATAATCCATCCGGCAATACGTTTGGATTCCATGGTGCATTTAATGTGCCCTTGTACTTTGATGAAGATGTTGTTTATAACTACATCAATTTGTTACCAGTGCATGCTTGGCCAGAAGATCAAATCTACACCATAGTTGATTTGTGCCACAGAAAAAATTATGTTAAAAGTCTAAATAGAATAAAAGAAAAATTGGAATTAAGAAACTTAATTTACGTTGCCCCTGCTAACAAGTAAATATGTGTAACAACAACAAATTATGAGATTCCACTTACTCGGCCTACCGCATACTGTTACCAGCAAAGAATATAACGCCTGTGCATACACACAAAAAGTAGTTAAATTTGGCAAAATGATGAAAGCCCGCGGGCACGAAATCATTCACTACGGTCACGAAGAGTCAGACTTAGACTGCCATGAGCACGTAACAGTTATTACAAACGAAGACTTAAAAATTGCGTACGGCAACTACGATTGGCGTAAAAACTTTTTTACGTTTGATGTAAACGACCATGCTTACCAAACGTTCTACAAGAATGCCATTGTCGAAGTAGGCAAACGTAAACAAAAGAATGATTTTATTCTTCCTTTCTGGGGATCAGGTGTTAGACCAATCTGCGATGCGCACCCTGATATGATTTGCGTAGAGCCTGGAATTGGCTACGCAGGCGGGCATTGGGCTAGATTTAAGATTTTTGAAAGCTATGCGATTTACCATGCATACTATGGTTTATCGGCAGTAGGACATTGCAAGCAGGATTGGTATGATGTCGTTATTCCTAATTATTTTGATGTTGCGGATTTTGATTATAAGCCTGAAGAAAAAGAAGACTACTTTTTATATGTTGGCAGGGTCTATGATGGCAAAGGTGTACACATTGCTATTCAAGCCACTGAAAAGATTGGTGCGCGGTTAAAGATTGCAGGGCAAGGAAACTTGGCTGACATGGGTTATGCAACCCCGCCTCCGCATGTGGAATTTATAGGATATGCAGATGTTGAAACTAGACGGCAGTTAATGAGCCGTGCTAAAGGTGCATTTGTTCCTAGTATGTATGTTGAACCATTTGGTGGCGTACAAATTGAAATGCTAATGAGTGGCACTCCTACTATATCTACCGACTGGGGTAGTTTTGCCGAAAATAATCTACACGGCGTAACAGGATATCGTTGCAGAACATTTGAACAATTTGTTTGGGCTGCTAAAAATATTGATAACATCGGTACCGATGCTTGCCGTAATTGGGCAGTGGATAACTTTAGCCTAGAAAAAGTTGCACTCATGTACGAGGAATACTTCCAATCTGTACTGAACATCTACAATGGCAATGGTTGGTATGAACCTAATCCAGACCGCACAAATTTGGATTATATTGGCAAAGTTTATCCAAAATAAGTGTTGTAAATTTACAACAAAATACTTGTTGACAATCTAGTAGTAATCAGGTAAAATACAGGCTGTAATCTACTTTGGAGTTTGTATGAAAGTTATACAAGAAACAACAGCCTGGAAAGACTCGTCTATTCCTAATCACGTTTACTACGTTGATGACTCTATGAGTAAGATGATTGCCTACGTTCGAGTAGGAACCAAAGATAAAGTTACATTCAAAAAACCAATTGGTTTTGATCGCCGCGGTCGTACTTTTACTGTGCTAAAAACAGTCAAAACAGAAGACTCGATACAAGTAAGTGGCAGCAAAGGCGCAGTATATACTCTAACTCGTAATGATAGGCAATGGGCCTGTTCATGTCCAGGGTTTAGTTTTAGAGGTGCATGTAAGCATATAGCATCTGCACCCGCTTAAATATAATTACTATGACAAAATGTTTTACCTGCAATCAAGAAATTACAACTGATTGTGAATTTAATCAAGGGCGTTGCCCGCATCGGCTATCTGTAATCGACATACAACCCAAAGACACTAGCAAAGGGCATTTTTATGTTAGCCTTGTAAAGAGTGCTATCCGCATTGTAGCAGGTGCTTGCTTAATTGGAGGAAACTTGTTAATGGCAGGATATTGTCTAATCATAGCAGAAATGCTTGGTGTTGTTGAGGAACTAGTATGATTATACGCGAACACATTATTCGAAATATGTGCATGACTTACAGGCACGACTACGAACTAGATCGGCATCCCGACGATGCTGCCTTTGTAACAGGAATGACAGGATCAGAACGTAAAGCATTATGGGACAAGATGGCCCAAATATTTGACAATATCATATGGCCACATATGGATTTTAGGGACGCGGACGACTGGAAATAGGCATTTTGTTGCTAAAAAACAACAAAAAAACGGTTGACACAACCCCAATTTGGCACTATAATTAGTGTTTTAGCAGCAGGACTTCGTTATAATGCTGCTAGAAAATGTGGTTTTTATACAACAAAAAACGGTTGACAAGTTAGTCGTTTCTATGTATAATACTTACTTACACACACAAAACAGGAGTTTTAATGTCAACAGCAACTATTCGTATCACGTCCGGAACCTATCGTGCTAAGAAAGTAAACGGCATGTCGTTTGCACTAGTTGAGCAATATCGTAGCACACCTAAAGGTGGCTATGTTACTGTCAAGAATGATGGAAACTTTCCTGGTTTCCCTGAAGAAATCCGTATCAAAGTTAACGGACCCACAGACTACGAATTTGTGTCTGGTATTGAACTTGCTCAAGTTGAGCCAGAAGTTGTTAGCACCAAGACTGACGAAGAGCGCATTGAAGAAATTGCAGAGCGTTTTGAAATCCTGACAGATATGACTAAGGCTGCTATCAGCGGTGATATCCGTGCTATGATTGTATCGGGCCCACCCGGCGTTGGCAAGAGCTATAGCGTCGAGCAAGAAGTTGAAAAAGCATGTCTACTAGATCAGATCAGCGGCAAACGGCTTCGTGCAGAAGTTGTTAAGGGTTCGGCTACACCCATTGGCCTTTATCAAACTCTCTACAAGTATAGCGATGCCAATTGCATGGTTGTATTTGATGACTGCGACAGCATTTTGCTTGACGACGTTGCCTTGAACTTGCTCAAGGGTGCCCTTGACTCTGGCAAAAAGCGTAAGATTTCTTGGTTGTCGGAATCCAGCACTTTGCGTCGTGAAGGCATTCCAGATCAATTTGAGTTCAAAGGTAGCGTAATCTTTATTACCAATTTGAAGTTTGACAAGATGAAATCGCAGAAACTGCGGGATCACTTGGATGCGTTGCAGTCACGTTGCCATTACTTGGATCTGACACTAGATACCATGCGTGACAAAGTGTTGCGTATTAAACAGATTGCTCGCACTGGTGATTTGTTTGACGGATACGAGTTCGATCAATGCGCTCAAGATGAGATCGTCGACTTCATGGACGAGAACAAGATGAAACTGCGCGAGATGAGCTTGCGTATGGCAACTAAGATTGCTGACTTGCGTAAGAGTTTCCCCCTGCGTTGGAAGTCGCTGGCACAGACCACTTGCATGAAGCCAGCTGCATAAGTTAACCCCCGCAGTGTGCGTAAGGGCAATGTCAATAAGTCCCTTCCGATAAATTTTTAAAGGAGTTGAGTATGTTTCAAGTGTGGGATGGTGATTTGTTTTTGTTCACTTGCGAAGCCGACGAAGTTGACACATATAAGTCTGAAGGTTTTTCTGTTAAACGTAACGTAAAGGATTAAAAATGAAATCAACTAAAGTTTCTAGCAGCGGTGGCATCATCACATATAACTATGACAAAGATGGAAAGTATCTTGGTCTAATCCATACTGCTAAGAATGGATTGTATTCAGGTAAGTTGGCATCGCAAGAATCTAAGAACAAGAAATCAAAATGATTGTTTTAACAGGGCTTAGTGCCAAGCAACAGACTCTATGCGACATCATGTGGGCTCTTGAAGAACATGATGCAGTAGAGGCATTTATTGCCACTTTGCCTGACCAAGAACGACGCGAGTGCCGAATTCTAATAGAGCTGATGGTAATGGCCTTTGCCGACGAGGTTACTGATGTTACCGAGGCAGGGCAAGTGCTGGCTCGATTTAAAAATAAGGATTTATAATGAAAGATTTTATTGTACCTCTTAGCGCAGCCGTTGCCGCAATTGTAACTCTACTGTTCTTGTCTTTTCTTCTATCTTGGCCTGTGATGGTCTTGTGGAATAATTGCCTAGTTCCTGCGATACCCGGGGTACACGAAATTGAATGGTTACAGGCGTGGGGTTTGCAGTTTCTGTGCGGAATACTGTTTAAAACCACAGTAAGCAAAAAAGACTGAAAAATGTAGCAAAAAAGCCACATTTTTCCTGCAATTTTCTGCAATTTTTTGGTTGACAAACGGGCTAAACCGTTGTATAATACATACTTAAACAGCAAAAAGGAGTCGTTATGCAAGTCCGTGAAACTGAAACTAAACGTGCAGGTTTTTATGCTTGGGGCGCCGCCCGCGATGCAGCTATCAAAAGCTATGCAGCCAGCACTACCTATTCTGATGCGCAGAAGCTAAAGGCAGAACGAGTTAAATTGGGACTCGAACTTTGCTATCATAGCCGCGCTATCCGTATCAACTTCCGTAACAAATGGATCACGGTTCACATCGAAGAACCCCAGGTGCGCGATGTACGCAATCTTGATCTGCTGGAAGCAGACTACGAACTGCAAGGAATTTCTAAATCTGTTAACAAAGATGGTGACATTTCTTACAGAATTATGCGAGCATAAAACGGTTGACAGCTAGCCCGAAATCGTTTATAATATACACTTACACACTGGAGCACACAATGAAAGTTTCCGCACTCACAGCCTATGTAGACCAGAAGAATCGTTGGAACGCTATCTTCAAAGGCGAACAGTTTGAATTTCAAAGTACCAAAGGTCGCCAGCGTATCGCCGATGCATTAGACGCAGACCTAAGCCCTGAGAACTTGAGTTGCGATGGCGAACTGCCCCGTGCAGAAATTCAGCGTCGTTACAAGGCTCTGCGTGAAGCGGCTGTACAGTTGACAGCATTGGATCCGCAGGTTAAGATGTACGAATTCTACACTGGAGAATAATATGGGAACACGTTCACGCATTGGAGTCATGCACGGCGACAAGGTCAAAAGCATTTATTGTCACTGGGATGGCTATCTCGCACACAATGGCGCTATTCTACAAGAGCATTACGATAGTGCCAAGGCTAATCACCTTGTAGCTATGGGTGATATGAGTTCGCTGGGCAAGGTAATTGGCGAAGCACATCCGTTTAGCCCACACACCAGTGCCGAGGACGCGGCTTTGTACGAACACGCTCAGGATCAAGGTTACTGCACGTTCTACGCACGTGATCGCGGCGAGACTGGTACAGAGTTCAAAGTAGCACACACCTTTGAAGAGTTCTTCGAGCAAGCAGATGGCGGCGGTGCTGAGTACTACTACATTATGAAGGACGGCGTTTGGTACTGCGGTACTACTTACGGAAACACGCACCCACTGAGCAAGCGTTTGACACTATTAACAGAAGCATTAGAAGCATTAGAAAAGGAAACAGTATGAGTAAGATGAAAGACTTGGTTTACGAAATCCGCGAACTTTATGCAGCCGGATTTGGAACAAACTCAATTGCACAAGAACTTCAAGTGCCAATTGAAGTAGTTTTAGGCGCAGTAGAAAATTTTTGTATTGAAGAACTTGCTGAGTAAGTATTATGTCGGGTTGGAATACAATTGAAAAAATTCGTAAGTTGAAAGAACGAGCAGATCAACTTGGACTAAAATTTACTGCTTATAGGCATGATGATAGCTTTGGTGAGAATGTAGCATTGATTCCCAAAGATCGTGATGCATTGCCTATCTACAGCCGTGATGCAGTATTGTTTGCTGGCACATTAGAAGGTGCAGACAAGTTTATGCAAGGTGTATTGTGGGCACGAGAATACGATCGCATGGTAGTTGATCGGAAGATGGATGAAAAGCGTAAACGCAAAGAACAAGACGAGCGCGGCCGTCAATTGATTAAGATGTTAAAAGACGAAAAACTAAACTTAGTGAAAACATGAACGAACGAATTCAAAAAATGTACGAGGCTGCTAGAGTGGCTGCTGGTCAAGAGCATCAGTTTGAAACAACCAATCTGGACGTGGCAGAAAAATTCGCCGAGTTGATTGTCAGGGAATGTATTAGTGAATTGCGTGATGCATTTGATATGACAATTGAAGAAGGCAATCATCTTAAAGAACATTTCGGAGTTGAAGAATGAGCACACCCGTCGTACCTGATAATGTAATCAAGATGTGGGCTGATCCACGCTTTCAAATCCTAGCAGAGGTTGACAAACTATTGAATGGTAGTAAAGTGTGGAAGGGCACAGAATGGAACTATCATCCTATACATCCTGACAAGTATAAACCCGTGGCAGTAAAGGTTCGTCAAGCATTGGATGATCTTAAACTAGAATACAGAGTTGAAGAATGAACAGATTCTATAATAGATTTAGCATTCTACAAGTAGTTGGAGCATTGGCTCTTATATATTTTGGTGCTCATCTTTTATTTGGATATTTTTATTGTGAATATTCCGACTATGTTAATTGCCCCGGATATCTTGTAGATAATGAAGAAGATTATGAAGAAGAGGATAATGAAAAATGAGTACTGAAGAAGATAAATTCAAACATAGCAAACGATTGCTCAAAGACGACAATGCTATTAACAAGCAATTAAAAATTGCTAAAGAATTTGGGCACCTTGGGCATACAAAATACATTAACGAACCACACAGATTAGCCAAACATCGTGTACTAGATTGCGGTAATCCAAAATGTTTATTATGTCACAGTGAAAAAGTATTTGGTGAAAAAACAATCAAAGAACGACGTTTTGATCAAGACATAGAAAACAAAACTGATAAACGAAGCAATGGACTAGACAATGACAAAGAAGATATTCTATGAAAAGGTAGGTCGTAGATACATCCCTGTATCCGAATACGATTCTGATTTCATTAACAGTTTAAGAAAAGGTACATGCTTGGTAATGAATTATCCGGGTGGGCAATCTATCTCATATAATATCGATCCCGACTACGCTGGATTAATAGCTGCTGGTAATATTGCAATGGAAGCTATGCTCACATCCATGCGTAAGGCTAGCGAACTGAAACCAACACAAACTCCTGTCACCGAAGGACAACGCAAGGCGTGGAAGAAGCTAGCTAAAGAATTTGGCTCTGACCTTTGCACTTTAAATTGTGCTTCATCACATGATATTGCCGAAGCAGGCATTGAGGCTTTACAAAAAGAAGCAAGTGTGTTATACTCTAATCCAGCAGTGAAAGCTGCATACGATCATTTTATTTTATTGTGTAAACTATCTAAGGAACAAAAATCATGATTACTCTTAAAGAATGGATGGAATTAGTTGACTATAAAATTACCGAAGGTAGTGATTATGGTTGGAATTGTTTTGGCTCCAATGCCTACTCATTGGATTCGTGGAATGGCGACCACGAAGGGCATAATTTAACTATTACCTTTGATCAAGGCACCCAAACAGTTTACGAAGTGCAGGTACACGACTATAAGAATAACCGTGCATATCGTATGATTAATCCCGACTATGTTGAGGCCTACGAGACAGAATCCAAAAGCCGTAACGTTAGCTTGAATGAAGCTTGGGACAATGTTGAGTATGTGGACCTTGATGTTAACGCTGACTTTTTAGAAAAAGCTGCTGCTATTATTGCTGGAGAAGATTATGACACTAACGTCATGGTTGAACTCGATGTCTCAGACGAGGAATTTATAAAGTATGCTCGAATGGCACATGAGCAAAATATTACTTTTAATGAATTTGTTAACCGTGCATTGCAATCGGCAATAGACAATCGAGTTCTGTTTAACGATTAGGAATAAAATGAAAGTTGGATTGTCTTTTAGTCGCTGTGTTAGAGACATTGTTGACGGTGTTGTAGATATCAATGATGTTTTGATAATCATTGCCCGTAGTGATTTTGATCCTAATATCGATGAACAATGGTCGAGTATTTGGTACGGGTATCGTGGCGCATCTAATCCAGAATGGATTTATTATACTGACGATGACGAAGGAAAATTTCGCGCCGTGAGCATGATGCTATACAATGATGGAAAAATGCACCAGCCTCGTAAATTTGGTGCATACCCTACCCGACGTCCCGAGTATTGGCTAGAAACATTTCTGCCAGACTCTGAACTAGAAAGAAATCCCACACTAAAACAGGCATGGGCAGACTTTCAATTACTAGCAGGATTAGTAGGAGCCAAGAATCGTACTGACTACCAATAAATAATTCAAGTGTGCAATTATGCAAAAAACATCGCTTCCTTACGTTGAAGATTACATTGAAGCTATGGCAGGGTTCAAGCCCGTACTAAATCGACCGTTGGTTGTAAACTTGGCTAGGTATGACATTCAAATAATACAAAGCATGGCTGAGCAAACTGCTCGTGGAGTTGCATTCACTGATCGACAAGCAGTCCTGGCACATAAAATAGTAACCAAATACAAAAAACAACTTGCTAATTTGGGGGTTGAGCTAGGCCCGCATGAAGATAACGCGGTATTCAGATTGCCTACTAGATCAATTGATCGCAGTAAGACAATCAAATTCCATGATGGAAAGATCTACATTAGATTTCCCTACAACGAAAAGCTAATCGAGGATATTAAAGAGTCTGCCAAGTTGGTGCCCGGCGAATTTAAATTTGATAGGGACGCAAGAGCGTGGACTGCTACTGTAACTGAGCCGCGGGTGCTATGGCTACAGTCTTTAGTAAGTAAACATGAGTTTGAATTAGATCCTGTGTTAACCGAATTAGCCACCTGCATTGCCGAAGCACAAGCTGTACCTTATGTAATTGAACTGATTAAAACAGACACTGGTTTTACAATTACCAATGCTGAATCAAGTCTATTAGACTATGTGGACGCTAACATAGGTGGGTTTAGCGCAGACAATCTACTGCGCCTAGTAGACAATAGCAGCACGTTAGGATATACTGTTAGCCCTGCTATTGCCAAAGAACTAGCAGAGTTGTATAATACCAGAGTGCAAGAGCTGTTGACTAATCAATTGGTACATGCACCTTTGTCTTTAGATGACAGTTTAACAGATATATTGGAATACTCTAATATAACCAAACGCTGGCCTATATATGTATATGAAAATCCCATGTCAGGCAGCAGGGCGCTACAGCAACTTGAGCAGATCTTTAACAAAGATGAGTTGGTGATTATAGAGGCAGACAGGAAGTCTAAAAAGATCAAAATAGACAATGCTTTATGTGTGTACTTAACTCATTGGAATCCAAATTGGGTCAGCTCTATACCATTGCTAATAACAATGAGTGCATTGATGGTTGGTCCTAAGAAGATGCAACTAATTCAATGTTCAGAAAAGGTCGTATATTGTACTGAGTTCGTATATAATAAAACAAATCAATAAACTATGGCTGAATGTATATTAGAAATCAATGATGAAGTTAATGTTCGCATTAAGGGGCTCGATGTCGAAACACGCAGACAATTAGTTAACAAATATAAATTTGAAATACCCGGTGCAAGATATTTGCCAGCAGTTCGTCTTGGTAGATGGGATGGTAAGGTCAGTTACTTTCAACTAAGTGGCAGCACCTATATCAACTTACTGCCAGAGATATTGCCTTGGTTGACTGAACAAGGATACGATGTTGAATTAAACGATACTAGAACATACGTTAATCAATTTAGCTTTGATCCAGTCACTGAATCTAGTTATCAACATATTGCATGGCCTAAAGGTCACCCAACAGCAGGGCAACCTGTAATACTGCGTGACTATCAAATTGAAATTATTAATAAATTTCTAAACAATACACAATGCATACAAGAAATTGCAACTGGCGCAGGCAAGACAATTGTAACAGCAGCATTGAGTTCGGCAGTGAGTGATCTTGGTCGCAGTATTGTTATTGTACCAAACAAAAGTCTTGTTACACAAACAGAATCTGACTATAAGAACATGGAGTTGGATGTTGGAGTATTCTTTGGTGATCGTAAAGAGTTTGGCCGCAGGCATACAATATGCACATGGCAAAGTTTAAATGTCTTGTTGAAAAATACCAAAAGCGGCGATGCTGGCATAACTATTAATGAATTTTTAGAAGATGTTGTCTGTGTAATAGTCGATGAGGTGCATATGGCCAAAGCCGATGCATTAAAATCATTATTAACTGGAGTAATGGCACAGATCCCAATTCGTTGGGGACTAACCGGAACTATACCCAAAGACAAAAGCGAAGCAATAAGCCTACGCTGTAGCCTTGGTGAGGTCATTGGCAAATTAAGTGCCAGTGAATTGCAAAGTCAAGGTGTACTAGCACAATGCCACGTTAACATACTTCAGCTGATGGATCACAGCGAGTATTCAAATTATCAAAGCGAATTAAAATATCTATTAGAGTCAGAACCCAGACTTGAATACATCAGTGGGTTGGTACAAAAAATACAGCAGTCTGGCAATACATTGATATTGGTTGACAGAGTTGCGCCGGGCAAACGCCTAGTAGAGCTGTTAGGCGACAGCGCAGTTTTTGTATCAGGGGCAACTAAAGGCACAACAAGACAAGCAGAATATGATGAAATTAAAACAAGTACTAACAAGATTATTGTGGCGACTTACGGTGTGGCCGCTGTGGGTATTAATATCCCTAGGATTTTTAATCTGGTTCTTTTGGAACCCGGAAAGAGCTTTGTTAGAGTTATACAAAGCATTGGGCGAGGTATTAGAAAAGCTGACGACAAAGACTTCGTCCAGATCTGGGATATAACCAGCACCTGTAAATTTGCCAAACGGCATCTGACTCAGCGCAAGACATTCTACAAAGAAGCCAACTATCCTTTTGCAATCGAAAAAGTTGACTTCTTGAGCAAATAATTATTATAATGGAACTACATGTCACGAATATTAAATTTAGATAACAACAGAGCATACGATATGAACGAAATCCCGGAGGAAGTGGATGACCTTCGTTTTTGTGTGCTAGACAACAGTGATCCTAAAAATCCCGATTATTTTTACATACCCTTAATATTTTTGGAGAGCTTTAACAGCCCTGCACTTGTACTTAAGATTGGACCATGGACTGTTAAGATGCCGGTGGATTGGCAACTATTAATTGGAGAAAATGATCTTGGTGATCTCGAAGTAATACCGCTAACTAGTATCAACGATAGAGGCTTTAGTGCATTCTGTTTCAATCCTATCAGCAGTTTTAAACCTGAATTCCATCCAGTGGAGATCATTGACATCTACAAAGATGTCAAATGGTACTTTCCCAAACTCAAACCTGGCCAGATGCTGGCAGTACCTGTGGAATCAGAAGTTGACAAACCTTTGTGTGTATTTTTTGTTAAAGATATCAGCAGAGTTAGCGAAGTAGTCGATTATGGAAAAGCCTGGTAAGATAATAGGATCCAGTGAACGCACATATGATCCTCGTACCAACGATGGCAGGTCACCACACGATCATATTCTAGAAAGTAAGATGTGGGGTGACATTCATCGTTGGGCCAAAACGGATCCTGCCTTGCAAGATGCATTGGATCGTGTTATACTGTTGTATCACTTAGGCAAAAAGTAAATATGAGTAAACTAGATATTGCAAATGAAATGCGGGCTTTTGATTCTAAAGATCGTGGATTCTACGATAGCCTCACTGAGGAAGAAGTTAAAAAGTTCAGTACCTATCTCATGCTCAAATGGGGCGGCAGTGTTGATGGTTCGCCAGAACTTCAAGAATGGTATTTGCGTGTTCAAAATGAAAGAGTTAACTTGAATTTCTTTGACTTGGGCAAGCATCCTAAGTTACAATGGCTATTGTGTACTACAGTTAGCCCGGGCATGGGCTCCAAACGTCACTATTGGCTCAGTGGCAATAAGAAGAAAGGCGACCAACGTGCATACAAGTTTGTTGAAGAACATTTTCATGGGCTAAAGCCCAAGGAAATTGAAATAATGGTTGAACTAAACACCATGGAACAGTTCAGAGAAATGGCCCGTGACATGGGTTGGGATGAAAAAAGAATCAAAGCAGAACTATGATCTCGGATATACTTGATGTATGGAAATCAACTAAAGTGCCAGCAGCAGATCCTAAACATGTATGCAAATTTTGTAACAAAGGATTTACTAAAGAGTCCACTTTAGTTAGCCACGCCTGCGAAAAGAAACGCAGACATCAACAAGAATCGGAAACTGGCGTGCAATGGGGTTTTAGATCCTATGTATTGTTTTATAACAGCACACAAACAACATCTGCACCCAAGAACTATCAAGACTTTTGTGACAGTCCTTACTATACTGCATTTGTAAAGTTTGGTAGATATTGTGTTGACCTGCGTTGTATAAATGTATCGTCATTTACGCAATGGCTGTTGAAGAACAATAAAAAGTTGGACTACTGGACATCCGACAAACTCTATGACGAGTGGTTGTATACACATCTGCGCACAGAGTCTGTGCAGGATGCGCTGGAGCGCGGGCTCAAAGAAATGCAAGAGTATGCAGAAAGTAACCCAGATTTAAAGAATGGCTATGTTGACTACTTTAAGTATGGCAACGTTAACAGAATATGTCACCATATAGCAACAGGTCGTATTAGTCCCTGGGTGGTGTTTAACTGCAATTCTGGTGTGGATTTTCTCGGCAGTCTAGATGAAGAGCAAGTTAAGATAGTTATTAATTGGATCGAACCATCATTTTGGAATACCAAATTTAAAGACAGTACCCAAGACGTAACATGGGCTAAATCTATTTTAACAGCAGCAGGACTATGAAATTTAACAGTGACGTTGACATTGACTTTGCTGACAGGCAAAAAATACTCAAGGTGATTCCTCATGTGGCTGCTAGTATTTCTCCCGATCGAGGGCATAACACTGGAATCTACGTTACTGAAATTCCGCGCAACCCTGTTACTGCCCGTGCAGCCATAGACTATCATCAAGCAGAAGCAAGAGGCTATGTAAAGCTGGATTTTCTGAATGTTAGTTTGTATAACCAAGTGCGCAATGAAGAGCATCTAATAGAGTTAATGCAGCAGGATCCTCCATGGCATAGACTCTATGAACCAGAGTTCTGTGCGCAGTTAATACACATAGGCAACCACTATGAAACATTAGTTCGTATGCCCGAAGCTGTAAACAGTATTCCCAGACTGGCCATGTTCTTGGCTATCATACGTCCTGCCAAGAGGCATTTGATCGGCTTGCCTTGGGCCGAAGTTGCTAAAACTGTTTGGGAAAAGCCCGCAGATGACAGCTACTATTTTAAAAAGAGTCATTCAGTTGGTTACAGCCACTTAGTGGTTGTAAACATGAATCTAATTAATTAGTCTTTCTCACCAGCGTTATGGAACGTCGTTTGCTACGTTTAGACGCCATCTCTTTAAGATTTATCTGAGGGCCAACTCGGATATCTACGTCTTTGCTGTTCATAGTTTTAACACAAAACTTGAACTCTGCCCAGTCTTGTTTTAAAAAAACGTTAATAGGAATAATCCTATTGCTTTCCCACCACCACTGCTCGCCTAGTTCTAAAAAGCGTTTCTTTTGTTCTGGTGCGCGAAGGCTACCAAAATCATAGATAGTAGTGATTTGTTCGTCACAGTTTTGTATTATGCCAATATACTCATTTCCGCCATAGACAAGAAACGTTATAAAGGGATATTTGTCGAGTAATGTTTTTATTTCTTCCACTAGGATAAATATTAAAATAATGATATCAATCTATTTATATCCGAACTCAGTGGAGGTTCAATTTTTGGATCCTACTATTTTTACCAGAAGGAATTTGCACATGTACGACCGTCCTGTTAAGATATATCAGGGAATTGATAACCCAATACAAGTAAGGGTCAAGAACCAAGATCAGAAGCGTATAGATGTAACGGGTTATAATGTGCAAGTCGATATCAATGATCCCCTAAATAGCCAACAAATAGAAACTTATACACTAGATTTCAGCAGCAATGTAGGTGGCAACATTGCCATTGGTCTAGGGTCGTTTACAGTCAGTAAAGCCACTGTTGATGCGTTAGATCAGCGTATATACAAGCTGGCATTTAGAATAATAAACACAGAAGACAGTTCTGAAAAGCCATTGTACACCGATGGCAACTATCAGGTTCCGCTGGACCTAATAGTAGAGCCCGGCTACTACAGCCAACCATAAATATAAAAATAACTTATTAGGATTGATATGAAAATTTCCGACTTACTCAGACAGCTAGCCGATACTATGGAGCGAGACGATGCTAAAACACCATTGTCAATGGCCTCAGGTGAAGAACCTCAAACTGCCGCAGTAGCACAAGGCGAAGACGAACCAGAATTTAATACCATGGTTTCCCCGTTGCAGCAAAAAATGGAATTGTTGAAAAAGAATGCTGGTGTTGACAGCGTGTTTGACACCACTGGCAAAGAGGACGAATTAGAATTACTCAAGAGAAATGCTGGATTACCACAAAAACTAAATCAAATTGCCGCAGATGATTCAGAATCGGCTTAATTAAAAAGGATACCGATTGTGACTACATACATAAAAAAGATTAGAGCTGGTCTAGTACCAAATGCGTCCGTTGATACATATGTTGGCGACCCTGGAACAATTTTTTACGATCCAGCAGTTGGCGCCTTTCACCTAAGTGATGGAGTTAATCCCGGTGGCACAGCATTAGTAACAGCCGGTGGCGGTGGCGGATCCGGTGATAGTTTGGTAAACGGTGATTCATCGTTTAGCATGTCATCAGATGGAACGTTGACATTAACACATCCTGCCGAGCCAGCCTTACATCCGTTGGCCACAGTGTTAACAGTACAAAAGGCCGCGGGCAACTATCACACTATTTCAGGTGCTTATGGATTAAGTCTACAAGCAACACCAGTCCCCAGTGGATTTGGGCTTAACACCAACACTAACTTTGTTGACATCTTCCACGATGGCATCAGTGTAAATGTGAATGACAACACTTGGACCTTTGGCACAGATGGTAACTTAACACTACCAGAAGGTGGAGACATTGTAGATATTACTGGAAACTCGGTATTAGGCGGGAGCCCAGACGGTGGACTTGCTGACAACTCAGCAGGCTTGACAATTACAACGTACAGTTTGTCTGCTACTCAGTATGACACCAGTGGTTCTGTTACATATAATATTGCTAGCGCAGGCGCATCGGCAGCAGGCATTATTATCAAAGGCCTCACCGTTAATCATACACAGGTTATCTCTGGTAGTTTTAATCAAGGCAGCAATACTGTAAACTGGAATGACTATACCATAAGCGGAACCCTTTGGAACCAAGTAGCCAGTGTAACAGCATTTGTTACAGACAGTAGGGGCTATACATTTCTTGCGTTGGTAACTGATATGTGGGAAGTGCCACACGGGCCTTGCTTGGTAGAAGGTACACTGATTACCATGGCTGATGGCACACATCGAACTATTGAAGATATTTCCCACGGTGAACTAATCCGTGTGTGGAACTTTGATCTAGGTGAGTTTAGCGAAGCACAGCCAATATGGATCAAATTAGCAGAAGAAACTGACATGCACGATGTTTACACATTCAGTGATGGTACCAAACTACGCACAGTTGGGCACCATGTGTTTAACAAAGAGGCTGGTGCTTTTACTAAATTTATAGAAGACACTACACCAGTAGGCACAACAACATTTAACGAGCAAGGTCTAGAAGTTATATTGGTGAGTAAAGAAAGAGTTGTTGCTCCGACCCGCTATTATAATATATGGACACAATATCACTTGAACTTGTTTGCCAATGGTATACTAACATCCAACAGATTCAATAACATCTACCCTATAGTAGATATGAAGTTTGTCAAAGACGATAGGGCATTACGTAGCGTAGACGAGTTTGCAAGCATTGACGAAAAGTACATCACTGGACTACGTTTACAAGAACAATCAGAAGAATATACTGCCGAGTACATAGCTGATTATGTACACAATCGTTTAGAAAGATTAGATATTGCTAACCAAGTAGCACAAGGAATTTAAGAATGTCAACTATTAAACTAAGAAGAGATACCGCCGCAAACTGGTTAGCTGCCAATCCTGTACTAAGTCTGGCTGAACCAGGATTAGAAACAGATACTAATAAAATAAAATACGGCGACGGCACAAGTCATTGGGGTGACTTGCCATATGCTGGCAGCGGCACTGGTAATACTTTGGTCAATGGCAGCTACACTGTCAGTCTAGAGGCAGATGGTGATTTAACATTGCCAAACAGCGGCACTATAAATGATTACGTTGGCAGTGCTGGTGTTCTTGGCATACATATTGATAGAACTTTCCACACACCCAATGATACTAACTCTGCAAACTTTGGAACAAACACGATAAAGCTGGTGTTGGCTGATGAAGAAGGTACGCAGATAACAGATTACCTTGATCAAGGGATCGGAGTACGTGTTTGGTTCAATGTAGGCGACAGTTACCCAATCACCAGTTGTGTTCAATTGTCCGCTGGTATATGGACAATAACAGCTACTGGCATGGGCAACAGATTTGCTACCTTTACGGTCACTAACCCACTAATATTCATCTACACTGGCTCTACTCCGAATACCTATACAAACTTCCCGCAATATGTTCCAGTAGGTGATGGTGCTGGCATTACTATTTCTAAAGGCGGAAACAGTTGGAACTTTGGCACTGACGGTGCGTTAACACTACCAAGTGGTGAGCCAATATTGTTTGGCAATGGTAACTCACGTATACAAGCGGGAATGGGGTTCCACATCAACAGTGAAGAAGGTATCTCATTAGAAGCAGTGGATGCTACCGATCCACTAAATCCTATCACTCATCAATGGCACTTTGGCATAAATGACACACTAGCATATCCCAACAGTGCTTTACAAAGAGGCACTGCTACAGTTCAATGTCTAGGCAACGCCAGTACTGTGGTTTACACAGCGTCGAGTCAATATCAACACACTATACGATTATTGATACAGGTTGAGGGATTTGTAGGTGCTGCCGCGCAGTATGACACACAAGCATGTGAAATGATCATAGCTAAAAGTTTTAGAGCCAATGACGTAGCCGCAACAGTGTATGGCATTGTACATACCAGTGTGGCACCGTTGGCAACATTCTCAGCAGAGTGGAACGCACTGACCAGCAGAGTAGAAGTACTATGTACCACACCCAGTGCCAATGACGTATATGTCAGAACATTCGCAACAGAAATTACAACATCGGATTAAGGAATAATATAACATGGCAAATAAACCATTCGCAATACAGGGCGCTGATCTAACACTAGGCGGCGTTAACATACAAGCAGGTAGCAACGGTGTTGTTATTCCTGGCGTTACACAGGCGGCTAATTATTTTGTAGAAGAAGTTAATGATCGTGGAGATCAAACACTATCTTTTCAAACAGCCCCAATTCTTATTGACTATGTAACATATCTTGATTATCAAAATAACGGTTCGTCAAGTAATAGAGCAGAATACAGTGTAGATGAGATAGACAATGAAGGATATATTGACGGTATTACCGTTGATACGGCTGGCGAATATACTGGTAGCGAAGCATACAACGGTGGTAATGATTTGTTTGCCTACACTGGCACAGATACAATGCCAGGAATATTTACTAGTTTTGTAGACACAGATTGGACACAGATTCCATACCGTCCTAAAATGCGAGCAGGTGAAGTTGAGAATGTTGGCGGTGGTGGTAATGCCAATACTGGAGACTTTACATTTAGCGAAGACACTATCACAAACAATGACGGAATGAAACTGACTACCAATAGAGGCACATTGGCCATGGGTACCAACATGGAAGTGCCAGGTGTAGCACAACACTTCCACATTGCCTTTGACGGTAGTAACAGTAATCCGCCCGCTAGTGACCTGTTCCTAGGTGATGACCACAACTATGTTAAATTACCTGGATATGAACTCAACCCAACTGCTCAATTTGGTGTGGAGATTGGCACAGACAATAGAAGCCTTGGCCCGCAGAATATTGAAGTTGGTACAGTAGATGAACTTGTGCCGCCTGGTGGCGTTTGGCGTTTCTTTATCGACCCTGAAACTTATCCCAACCTAGGCTCTCTTGTCAGCGTAGGTGACACAGTGACCACATCATGGGGAACACCCATAACTGCCACAATCACGGCCGTTGTTGAAGATCCTGGTTTGTGGTGGATAATAGCGGTTGCTCAAGATATTACCGCTGGAT